GGTAATTGTGAAATTGCTTATTACAGCGACGCCAATGGAGAATCAGACGCAAAGACATTAATTAATAAAATCTTTAAAGCAAGAACTACCTCAACAGTGGGGGGCGTTGCAGCCGAGCAAGGTGAATCAACTTTAAAGCTAGGTTTCAAAAATTACGTTGGGGCGTTGCAATACATCACCGTAAAAGTTTTATTTACTTCAATGTCGATTACTTGTTCACAAGGGGAGATATTTACCGCGTCAGGATCATTCACTGTTAATGGAGCGCCTACAGAGGTGAGCGTATAAATGCCCGTCTATACAGGTCAAACTGGATATATAGAATTAAAAAGATCGTCTAGTCATTTTTTCCGGACGGCTTTGGCTCCTAGTGCTGTTAATACAACTAGAAAACGTTTTGGTGTTGAAAATATTTTAGGTAGCTTGATAACAGGGGATAAGGTAACGATAAAAGCGCTAGAAGATGAACTAGGAAGTACAGACTTAGACTTGATTTCTGGTCATAGTGGTTCCGAGTGGTCAGGTTATGTCGCTGTTGATGATATTGGGGGTTGTCGTTTGTATGGGAGTTTTCCCCATGCAGTACAGGGAGGAATCACAAACGCTTTAACGCTAACAACACCGTCAACAACAAAAGACATCATTATTGAAACGAACGATGCAAGTTTTAGGCCACTAGCTCGAGTAAGGGAGTTTAATTTCACTACGTCAAGGGAAACTATAAATATTGATTTGTTAGGAGATGAATTTCAACAAATGTATAAATCAGGTCGCATACAAGGACAAGGGGAAATCAGCGCAGATTTTGAACATCGATATGTGGCAACTGATCCGGGTTTTACATATAACCAAGAGTTTTCTGTGTATTTAGCAAGATTGTTGATGAGGTTAAATATGGGGTCAGAATTTAAAGGGCGCTTTTTTGTGTATAGAGAATCAGGAACATCAAGTAATAACTGTTGGTATGAAGCCGATGCGATCATTACAAATTGCGGTATTAACGTTAGCCCCTCAGAAATAGTTGAAACTAAGATTTCTTTTGTGACCTCTGGACAATTTGAACTAAGAGTAGGAGCGACACCGGGATTCTTGTTAAAACAGGACACTGATCATATCTTGCAAGAATCAGGCGATAAGATTTTCTTAGAAGATGATGGGTAATATTTCTAAGTATGCTTAGTACAGTTAATATGTAAACAAAGGTTAAAAGAGTAAAAAAATGGCTGATCAGCAGATTACGCAGTTACCCGAAGAAACTGGGACGGTTGCGTCAACTTTTCCCCTTGCAATTGTCAACGTAACGGCTGCTGAAACGCGCAAGATAACAACGGCGAATTTAGCAACAGCAATATTTTCAAATTTAAGTACAGGTGGTTTAGCAGCATCAAAAGTTGGGACGGGATATTCAGGGGCATCATTAACTAATGGAACGGTTACAAATGCAAAGCTGGTCAACTCTTCTGTTAATTTCGGCGGCGTTTCTGTTGCGTTGGGGGCGTCAGATACAACCCCGGCTTTCAACCTAAGTGATGCTACTAATTACCCTGCGTCATCACTAACAGGCACGATAACGAACGCGCAACTTGCGGGGTCAATAGCTGTTTCTAAACTTGCTTCTTCTTCTGTTTCGTTCGGTGGAATTTCTGTATCTTTGGGGTCTAGCAGTGCGAAGCCTGCCTTTGATTTGGAAAATGCTACGGCGTATAAAACCACAAATTTAGTAGGCAGCATCACAAACGCGCAGTTGGCGGGTTCAATTGAAAATGCAAAATTATCAAATAGTTCTGTTAGTTTTGGGGGAATTTCACTAGCTTTAGGCGCGAGCGATCCTCATCCAGCCTTTGACCTCCAAGATAGTACAGGGTACAAAACGACCAATCTGGTAGGCACGATCAGCAATAGCCAACTTGCAGGAAGTATTGACGCATCGAAATTAGTTGCAAATAGTTTAACGACTGATCAACTTGGCCCAGATTGCGTGGGTGCATCAGAACTCGCGAACAACGCCGTAGACAGCGGGGCCGTACAAACTGGGGCTATAACAAATGACAAGATCGAGACAAGTAGCAGTAGCACAACAGGTATAGACGGGAGTTCAAAGTTAAGGGCTGGCAGCGTACCCGCAAGCAAGTTAGACGCTTCAACTGTTGGAAATGGTTTAGCTATCAATAGCAACGTCTTGTCAATTGATAATACGATTGGTGGTGCAACAAGCCTCGGCTTGACGTTCTCGAATCAGGGAATTTGTACAGGAATAGCAGCGCTGCAAGCTTCTGATCTCTCTGGCGTTTTAGCTACTGCCTCGGCGGTTGGTGTCGTTAAGGTTCCAAGCAGCGGAGGTTTATCGGTTTCAGGTTCAGGTGATCTTTCACTTGCAACGACTATTACCGCCTTTAATACTCGCGGGATCAATGTTAATGCCTTTGGTCAAGTACTTTCAGTTAGCGCAACGGTTCCTAGTGCTTCCCTTCCTGTCGCTAGTACAACGGCAATCGGCGCGATTAAGGTTCCTTCTACGTCATCACCTCTTGCTGTTGATGGAAATGGGATTCTTTCGATTTCAAATAGCGGAGTTACAGCCGGAACCGGGTTTACTAAATTTAATGTTTCTGACAAAGGACTGATAACAAATGCCAGCGGTTTAGACGCCAGCGATATACCCGTACATTCAGCCGCGTTATTAACAAGCGGAACATTCGACGCTGCAAGAATCCCAAATAGTTCGATAGACGCAAATAAGTTAGCTGATTCAGCGGTTTGTCAATTCAGCGGCGCAACATCTACAACAGGTGTTGTTCAATTCCCTGCTGGTGGTGCGACTACAGGTACCTTCTTTTATGACCTAACGAATGATGACTTGTACGTGTATGACTCGAACGCATGGCAACCCGTAACGATTACATCGGGAGAAATAATTTATGCAGGTAACTATAGAGCCGATACAAATAAAATTACATCGTTAAGCGCAGCCGGAACCGCACAAGGTTTTACTGTTGATTCGGCCCTTCAAGCTGCAAGCGCTGCAAACAATCGTTATTACTTTGTATGTGATAAGTCAGGAACAGGAACCTCACCAGCTCCTACGGTAACGATTAACCCCCCTGACATGATCCTAAGCAATGGGACGGCGTGGGAAAAATTAGATATTAGTAATTTCATCGCAGGTCAATCGGCGTCCAATATTACAGTCAGCCCCAACAATGGTGCAGGCGGAGGGATTCACAGCACAAACGTTCAGGCAGCGATAGAAGAATTAGACACAGAAAAATTAAATAAAACAGGTGGAATTATTAGCGGGGAACTTCTGTTAGGAGATGCAGCAAGCCTTGTCTTCGAGGGATCAAGTGATGATGGTTATGAACTAACGCTTGCAGTGGCGAACCCTCAAAACTCAGACAAGACTCTAACGCTGCCAGATATTACGGGAACTTTGATTTCAAGCGCAGATACAAATACTGTTACGTCAACAATGGTTGATGCCAGTCTTGCAAATGCGAACATCGCGGCAAATGCAGCAATCGCACTTTCAAAAATAGCCTCAGTTTCAGCAGGTCAAATTTTAGTAGGTGCATCAGGAACAGGAACAATAACAGCGGTAACACCTACAGGCGATATAGCCCTTACTTCAGCGGGTGCGTTTTCATATGTAGCAGGTTCGATAAGCAATCTGGACATCAACGATAGCGCTGGAATTGCAGCATCAAAAATTGATGAAGCTAGTGTCTCTCAGGCGGGTTGTGTTCAGCTATCCTCGGCTGTAACTAGCACCTCGGCAACTAAGGCGGCAACTCCGGCTGCAGTAAAAATAGCGAAGGACGCAGCCGACGCGGCACAAACAACAGCTAATGCTGCCTTTGCTTCTACAGGGGGGGTCTTGTCGGGAAATATCACACTAGATAATCAGAAGGAAGTTCGCTTTAGAGAAGCAGACGCCGGGGGTGATCACTATATCGCTCTTAAAGCAGCGGCGGCACTTGCGGGAGATGTAACGTTGACTCTTCCGAATGATTCTCCCTCTGCTGGCTTTATCCTCAAAGCCGGAAGTAGTACGGCAACAGATCTAGAATGGGCCGATCCAAGTGATGCAAACAAGCTTAGTTTGTCAGGCGGCACGATGGCTGGTGCAATCAATATGGGAGCTAATAACATCACGAACGGTGGAACAATCACAGGAACTTTTAGCGGTAATTTAACGGGAACAATTCAGACAGCGGCTCAGGCAAATATCACTTCGTTGGGTACTTTAAGTTCACTTGGTATCAGTGGAAACCTAACAGTCGATACAAATACACTTCACGTTGACGCTACGAATAATCGGGTTGGTATTGGCCTCACTGCTCCAGAAGAGGTATTGCATTTAAAAACCAGTAGTGGAAATTGCAAATTCAGAATTGATGCAGCCTCAACACCTTCAATAGAGTTTTATGAAGGTGGAACGAGAAATTCAGACATAATGGTGGATCACTCTAGTAATGAGTTGACTATTACAAATAGGCAAGCTGCAAGTATCAATTTCAGAACAGATGGAACAAATGAACGGATGCGGATTGACTCAAGTGGTCGTTTGTTGTTGGGTTCAACTTCTGCAAGATTAGCGGTTGGAGCAACTGGAGATCCTTTTTTACAGGTAGAAGGATTAGCTGCTGATACAGCACACATTTCAATAATTAGAAACTCTGCTTCTGCTGCTGGCCCTTATTTTTCATTCGTTAAGACAAGAGGCACAAGTGATGGAGACGTCACTATTGTTAATGATGGTGA